GATATTGCCCCCATCAATCCAGCTTGTCAACCCAAGTTGATTAAGTCATAATCGATCCGTCTTTTAATTTGGAGAACAACATGGCAAGAGGAGTCAATAAAGTAATCCTGATCGGGAATCTCGGTCGGGATCCGGAAGTCAAGTACATGCCATCCGGTCAGGCCGCAGCGAATTTAGCGGTGGCCACATCGGAATCATGGAAAGATAAAGAGTCAGGTGAACCGGTCGAGAAAACTGAATGGCACCGTGTGTCGGCATTCGGTCGTTTGGCTGAGATCATGGGTGAGTATCTTAAGAAAGGATCGAAGGTTTACATCGAAGGTTCTTTGCAAACTCGTAAATGGCAGGACAATGAAGGTAATGATCGCTACACAACAGAAATTAAAGCACGGGAAATGCAAATGCTTGATTCTCGTTCTGATGGTTCTAGCGGCTCATCATCTGGTCCGGCCCCCGCAAAACGTCAGGCATCCGCACCAGCGGCCAGTGATGAACTGGACGATGACATTCCGTTCTAATGCAGAAGGATAAAGTCATCAAGCACTATGGAAGTCCGCGGAATGTTGCCGCGGTTCTTTCCATTAGTGTTCAGTCAGTAAATCAATGGGAATCCCGTGTCCCGAAATTGCGGGCTTTGGAGTTAGATCGACTAACTAGAGGCAAACTGAAATACAGGAAAGCAGATTATGACGATTGAATACAAAGGTGGTTATCGTTACCAGTTAAAGAAAACCTATGCCTATATTAATGACATGCTACCGGCCGTGATGATTACTACTCAGTACATCACCCTTTATGCGAATGGCAGACTTGTCATTAATAAGGGTTACGCCTGGGATGGTGCCAGTGGTCCGGTTATCAATACGAAAAGCGTTGCACGGGCATCACTGGTTCACGATGCGCTGTACCAGCTTATCCGAACCGGCGTATTGAAGAAGGAAGATCGGTCAACGGCCGATAAGATTTTTCGACAGATCTGCATTGAGGACGGAATGGGTCCGATCCGTGCATGGTACATGTATCACGCACTTCGGCACTTTGCTCCGGCCTTCTTAAAAATATCCGGATCGTATGAAAGGACTTTGAAAACATCACCATAAAGAAAAGGGGCCGATTGGCCCCTTTTTTTATTACCTTCCGCCGCGATAATATCGGGCCGCTGATAATTCCTTTTGATACCCGTCATTAACCAGCTTCACAGCGAAACCATCAGGATGCACACCATCCCATGTTCTGCCACGCTTCGTTCCACCAGTGGACATGCCTACGGGCTGATTAGCATTCCCATTGTTACCAAGAGATTCTGTTGCATCCTGCTGCCCATCTGCATCAGAAGCCAGGGTGTCATACAGCCAATCCAAAACCACAACTTGCTCCAATCCAGCAGGAACATTTTTCTGCAAACTAATGATGTAATCATTATATTGCTTGATGTAGCCAATAGTTGTTGCTCTATCAACCGGATCAGGATCTTGAGTGTGAAGTGGCAACCACCCCTCTACCGGAGGAACCGTGTGTAACACCAAGCAACGAATATTGTGGGTACTAGCAATGATCTTTGAAATAATACTATCAAGCGTTGTAATTGCTTGAGATCCGGTAAGCGTTGTCTGATAAAAACCGTTGCTTACAACAAGGTCATTAACACCGGCCATAATAACCGAACTATCAAGTGCCGCACCAACACCGGCTAATTCAGATGCAATGTCATCATCAACTTCTCGAAGTTGTCTGGAACTAATAGAAAAACGATGACCGTTATTTATGACTGGCACATTGTTTGTAATATCAAACGCAAATGCCAGCGAATCCCCTTCTTCAAACATTTCATTAAACAAGTGGGCCGTATGAGAAAGTTCTGCGATCATTCTTTCTGTGTTTATCTTGAACTCGTCATACATAGGTCCGGTGAGCTTGTCTGAAGCAACGTAATAATTTGCAACTGTCACGTTTGCGGTATTTGATCCGCCCGCGGCCGCTTGTGCATTTATGAACAACTCGGTCGGATGCTCTGCGGGATTGTTTGGCGCGCTTCCACCCATTGACGCAGTTAAAGCAGTTGTTCCCGCAGGGCCGTATTCGGTATAAACATCGTCAGCAGAGCCATAGAGGTGTACCAAGTGGCCAGCGAGATCGTTTGCATCTGTAGTGCCGGTTGCACCAATCCAGAACGCATTGAATATCGTTTGCCAAGCAGAATTGGCATTCCAGCGAATAATGTTAAATGGAGCAAGTCCACCCAACGATCCACTTAATAGATATGCGGCCGATGCAGGAACAACAGTAACATCAGAAAAGAAAATGCCTTGCGAATAACTTCTTCCATCTGCAAGACCGAGAGAGTCTATATTTATTCCAGTGTTAAGCCATGCTCCCGCTGGCATGTTCCACCCATCTTGAGGCAGGTAATTGCCGCCAGCACCAAGCGGTGTTGCGGTAGCATTACCCTTAATATCAACAAGGCCGGATCCGGATAAACGGGGAATTACAACATGGTGCATTTCTGCCCATCGGCCAGATGCAGACTCGTTATAAACGTACTGAAAAACTATGTCTTTTTCATAGTCAGAAGCCGCAGGTATTTTGGCAACTGCCGCATCAGCATCAGCCTTTGCTGAAGCAGCAGCAGTGCGCTTCCACCACGGATGAATAATGTCTAAATTTGTTTCCGGCCTGTGACTCATTTATCTACTCCACAATCATTAGGGTTTCCGTTCTGCCAAGCGCGAATGCAGTCAAACCGTTTGTTGCATTCTAACTGTTGTTGGTGCTTCGCCGCGATATACGGGGCCAGATCTTCCCATGTGACACCTTTGCGCGGTAACTCCGCAACCGGACACGGCACAAGTAATACTGGCGGCACTTCAACTCGCTGGTATTCCGTGACCGTGACAAGTTCTGGCTCAGTCACCGTCCGCGTAATGCAACCCGTCAATAACAATATCAGGCACACGCTCAGAAGCGCACCACCAGTCTGAATCATCCATGAGATTACCCGCTTGCTCGACATTCTCTCTATCCTCTTTTACCCGCTGTTGGCCCTGTTCTATCAGTTCACCCAGGCGGATTGCAATATGGCCGGTAAGATCCTGTTGATCTTGCCAACCCTTAATTATGGCTTCGTTCTGGCCCTGCAAGTGCGAGATCACCCCCTTTTGCTTTTCGTTAGTTGCTACTGCGAATAACAATTCAGATTCGTATTGGGCAGCTTTCGCTACGGCCCGATCCGCTTTCCCGTTTAGAAACCAGATAGCAATTAGCATCGATCCTACTATTGCTCCAGCACCAACCAGCAGATATTTATTCAGGCCGAACATTAACTGACTCCTCTCGTATGCTCGTAAGCCGCAGCACCAATGTAAACAACAATGTTGCCGGTGCAGAAAACAGCTACCGCAGGCATACCAACAGCGTATGACGCATCACTGATCCATAGCGGCCCAATTACAGCGTAGACAATCATAAAGACCAATGAGCTGTAGGCAAACCGTCTACGGTTTTTCCATAGATCTTTTGGCTCACTCGTTTCGCTCATCGCAGATCTCCTTATCATTCATAGACTGATACCGGTGTTCCATGCCACAGTTTTCACGATGAGTTCGGTATTCAAGTTTTCTCAGGGCCGTATCAGTATTCAACTGATCCAAATCAACATTATCTTCATTCATCGTTTTGCAGATGCGATCCGACAAATAAGGAATGTTTCTTATGGCAAAGTTGCAGTTCTGATATTTATCGTTTTCGGCTATTGGAGCAACTGCCTGCTCGACCATTTGAACACTGGCCGGTTTCATGGCCTTTGGCAAAATATCAAAACCAGCATACATCGTTGAGATAGCCCCAACAGTAGCAGCCACACTCAACAATACTCTGTTCATGCTTCAACCACCTTGTAGTTCTCAATGAACTCATCAACAGTACCGGCACCATGAACGGTGTTGTAAAACTTCTTCCAGTATTGACCCAGGCTAAACGGATCGTTCTTCGGCAACGGATCCGGCTTACGGTAGTAGTGGACCCGACACATAGCGGCCGCGAAGAAAAGATTACCGGCCATGTATGACGCATCCGGAACCTTCTGATCCGGACACATGGACAACAGCTTGGCCGCAAGATTCGCCTTCCGGTTCAGGTAGTGTTCCCAAATGTCCTCATAGGTCGCTGGCTCCATCTGGAACAGGCCAACGGCCGGACCACCACCCAACTGTTTCAGATAGATCAGGTTGCTCTCCTGACTGGCCGTACCCATCAACAGGTTTTCGGCAACCGGCGAATACTGGATCTGCGGTGACAGACATTCCAGCGCGGGCCGGATAACATGTTTTCGTAAGTGATTAGGATCGATCATGGTTTTGCCCCTCCTGCATGATCCTGTGCATTGAAAATAAGATCCCGAACATCTTTATGAAGCCTACTGTTTTCACGCACCAGATCGTTACGATCATTTTCCTTAATTACGTCTATCTGATTTTGCTGGTTAATGAGCATAGCCCACAACTTGTTATCAACAGCCTTGCGGGTTCCGGCCTCATCATCAACAAAGGCCTCAAGATCTTTTTCGGTTTCGTTAATAATGGCAATAACCGCTTCGGTATCTTCTTTCCTGTCGATACGCTCGGCAATTGTCATTTCCGCAACAGGCTTTACTACAAGCTGAGTGTAAGCCGCAAAGCCGCCAATCATAATTACGATGAATGAGAGGAACACCCCTATCCATCCAATCAGCGTAGCGTTGGTAATTCCCCGTGATACAGAGAATTCATCACGAAGTTTCGCCTGACCTTTCTGAACCTCGGATATGGCCGAAGTCATGCGGTCAATGGCACGTTCTGTTGTGCCAGCAAAAGCCCTGAACTCGGTAACTACCTGCGTTACTTGCTGGCGAAGTTCGTTAGTAGTCGCGTACAGTTCTTCAATATGCTCCCCGTGCGCCTTCCCGTTTATCTCCAAATCTTCGCTCATTTTTAAGCGGTCCTTATGCAGAAAATCGTAATAAGGTGGTCATCGTCTTTGCTTGAAGAATCCCAGTTGTAAACCTTGAATGAGTTTTGCGTATAAACGTCAGTTGATGCCGCCCTGTATGAATCGGAAACGTCAGTTGTTCTAACTGAAACCAAAACCATCATGTCATTTGTACTGGTCAAGGCAAGATTGTGATCTATTCTATATATGCCAGCACCTTCCCTTGTTACTGTCCAGCCAGAAACATTCGGCGTTTTGATTAAAATGGTTGGTGATGCGCCACACACTAAAGTAAGCGCATAAAACATTCCGCCCAAACCTGAAGGCGTAACAGCTCTACTAGCAGCAGAAAGTCCTCGGACTTCATCATCAGTAGCAAGTTGAACCAATCCCTCCGAAGAAGTCGTTGCAGATTGAATGCCTATATCATCTTCAAACGCTGACAAAGGAATGTTGCTGGCCAAGATCCGGTTTTGTTCTCCAGAAGAATCTATGATCGCTATGTAATCTGCTTTAGCCTTGTCCGCGGTAATGTTTAATGTTGCCAACTGCGGGGTAGTAGGCAGATCGACTGAAGCGAAAGCAATATCGGTTGTCCCGATAATGACGTTCTCAGAAGAAACCTGATAGATCGGCGTGATTGCATCATTAACAACGCAGAATGTTCCTTTGACAAAATCATCATTGCCATCGAAATCTGAGGCCCGCAACCAGTCTGCCGGTGTGCAAACATAGATCCCGTTTTCTTTAGCATCGGTTTGGGCCATTACCAATACGCGATCACCATCAGCAATCGCTTTGCTTTCGATTGTCTGCTCTCCGTAGAGAGTAATGTTACCGGTAGTGGCTACTTTGCACGGTGCTTTAATGGCCAAACTGGTCAGCGCACCGAGATAGCGGTCAGTAGAACTCATTATCGTGATCTCCTTTCAATTTCTTCCCGCGCTTCCTTGCGGGCCTTGTTGGATTTAACTTTTATCTTTTTCGCTTCGGTGTCATCTTGAGGACCGGTGGCCAAGAACTCCCATGTACTCCATTCTGGTTCCGTACCTTCATCGCCCTTCGCGTATTCTACCAAGTAAGCACCTTGCCTTGTGGCCGGTGCGCCGGTAGGCAATTTGAACATAGCACCCAACCAACCAAGTGCTTTGATAGCGGCCTGATCCAGTTCGCCCTGCTTTATCTGAGTATAAGCCTTGCCAGGGATCTCCATAACTCGCTCATACGGAGCTTGCGGGGCATCACCACCAAACTTAATCATGGTGCCGATCTGTCTGGCCAGAGGAATAAGACCTAATGGCCATGTGGCGATGTTCTTGGTGTATCGCCATAACGTATCCTCAAAATCAGCGTCCTCATTCTCATCATCAAACAGATAGGTTTCGTAGAGAGCCGACATAATGATGACGTACATAATATTCGTCACAGACTTCCACGTTGCCTGCTTACCAAACTTGGCTTTGTAGCCTTGTTCAACAAGCATCTGATAAATAGCATTCATCGCTGAGTACATGACGGTGAAAACCTTCACGGCCTCACTCTGAGCTTCAATCGGTGACAGATCCATCAACAGACCGGACTGCTGTGTTCTCGCAACCATTCGGTCAGCCCAATCAATTGCATCCTGATCGTTCTCAAACCCTGAATCTTCTTCTGCGTTTGATTCAACGCGAGCAAGAGCATCGTTGTAAGCGGCCATCCAAACGCTGGTGGAAATGAGCATGTCACCAGCAACCAGAGGCCGGAAAGAAGCCGCAAGAACTTTTTCATTAACTTGGATACCCTTCAGTTCACGAAGCACCGCACCGGTATCACGGTTCATAGTTTCCATACGATCTCGCATGAACGATGACTTCTCCATAATCATCTGGTAATTGCCGATAGGATCGCTGTAAAAGTCAGCGGCCCCCCGAAGCAGCGTTCCGGTACCCATTTCTACTTGGGCCGTAAGCCCACCAAGAACCTGCATGAAGAAAGTTCTTATGGAGTTGGCCAAAGAACCAATCGTGATCGTCAGTCTTGACTGGCGTAGTGCGCGGGAAATAAGCGACAACTCACTCGGCATAATATGACCGGCGGCAACACGCATCACTGTGTCCAACATGTTCTGATAGTTTTCATCACCAACACGGGATTTAAGAGCTGCCGATACCTCCGGATGAACCAGCGTTTTCCATACTTCACGGACCGCTTCACGATGAGATAGATCATGGATCACCATGTCCATGTGATTAAACAAACCATCAACGCTCAAGAGAACTTGCTGATTACCCCAACTAGTACGCTCAATGGCCATGTCTCTTTTAGTTGCTGCGTAGTGGCCTTTACCGTTAAGCATATCCCGACCGATCTGAGCAATATCTTCACCGGCCATAAGTTCGCCAGTGTTTTCTACAGCATTGCGGATTGAAATATCTTTATCTCTAATCAGCGGATAGTAACCACCTTTAATCACGCGGCCATTAGGTAGCGTGAACGGTTCTCCTCGAACAGCAGGCGGAGCAACACCGTAAGTGCGTTCTTCAAGATCACGGATCTGAGGCCACCAAGAATCAAGGTAATCCCAAACCTGTTCAACCAGATCCCATTCTGACTCTGTTACTAATGCCAGAATTTTATCTATGTCGTTGTCTGTCATTATAGGACTTGGCATATTAACCAATGCAGCACGGTTGTATGAGTTACCGGAATTGAGTGCAATAGCAACAACGGCCGAAGGTGAAAGGCTAAAGTCCTCACCGCTGTCCAGTTTTACATGCCTTTTTAATGCGTTCCTGCCGATAAAGCTGAACAGTTCTCCGTGACCTTCAAATATCTTCTGAAGATCCTTATGAACCTTTTCCTGCATTTCTGCCTGGGTACGAGCGGCATGAAGAAGCGGCCTAACCAGTTGCTTCCACATCCGGCCCATGTCTTTCATCATGTCAGCCTGACGAACAATGCTTTCGTACTTACGAACATACGCCGAAGCAACTCGGAAGGATCTGACAAAGCCTTTTTCAATCATGCCTTCTGGCGGAAGAACCTTTCTTGGTGCCGCTTTATTGATCCACGCAGCATCTTCTTTCTTCTCAGCATTGAACTTCGCCCGTTCTTCATCACGCTCTGACTTACCGGTTGCCATCAGGTTTCCAACAACCGTGTTAAGGCCTTCCAATTCGTCCAACGTCATTTCACGGTAATGCCTTACCGCACCGTCAAGATGAAACTTAAGTATTGCACCGGCAGAAGCCTTTTCTTGAGATCCGTTTTCCTTTTCGACCCAAGCGTTAAATTCCTTAACCAGTTCTTGAGCCGCTGCACGGGCCTCCTTACTGCTGCGCCGGAAGTCGAATGCCGCCAAAAGAGCTTTGGCCCGTTTCACATACTCCATGTTATGCGTAGAGGGTTTGTATTTCGTTTTCTCAATCTTGGCCAAACGCTTAGTAATGCTGTCAGCTTTTTTCTTGGCCTTAACTGCTTCACGGTAAAGGTGGAAATTAAGGTACTGCTTCGCTTTGGCTTCATGGGCCTTAGCAAGATCCCCTTCAGCCATAGCAACGGCCGCTTCTTGAGCCGCCTTAAGTTCCGCAGTTCTGAAGCGTTCCGGACGCAACCGGCCGATCTGAGCTTGAGCAATCATTGTTCTTGCAGCTTCACGAATCTCTTGTCTGATCCGTTTCTTTTCTGCCTGATCGGGATACAACTTGTCGTAAAGAGCATCCAGCTCTGCAAGTATCTGCTCACCACGTTCAATGTTGTGAACGGCCTCCATTGCTTCCTGCTCCAGAGTTCCGTCATTCAACAGATCGCCGTGCCGCTCCATCATTATTTCATTGGCCCGATCAATCACCGCTTTATCGATAGGTTTGGCGGCCAAAATCTCTTGAAGCATATGATCCGCAGACCCGTAACCAAACAGGTTTGCAACAGCGTCAGGATGAGCATAGATCTTGTTTGCGGTATTGATCTTAGAAAGACCGCGGATAGCCAGTGGAGGCATGAAACGCCTCAGTCTGGCCGCTTTCGATTTAGCATCACGCTGTTGCTGCTCCATTTCAGCAACGTACTCATCTGGCATGTTGGCAAAGGCCAGTGACAGATCGGCGTGAACTGAGTATTGAGCTTCACCGGAAATCTCGGCAAAGATCGCATCCATCAAATCATTGATCGTTGAATCCGTTACACCCTCACCGGTTTGCTGGTCAATGCCGGAGTCTTGCAGATAGCCAAGCTCAACTAAACGCTCACGCATGGCATCAGCAGTCATGCCCCGTTTTTCACTACCTTTGCGACCGGTTACTGCACGGAAGATTGGCTTCTTACCAGCCTCCTCCGGATAGTTGCCTGGGTTCCGCTTGTGCCACATGGCGGGATCAACACCCATTGCTGCGGCTTCATCGCGGTCCATACCTCCCAATTTTGCAATGGCCACCAAGATTGTGTCGTATTCAGGATCGACTTTATCTACGCTGCGCTCTTTCGGAATCTTCGGATCCGGAAGGCCAAGTATTTTGTAAACAAGCTGACGATCCATCTGGAGATTTTCATCACCGCGTATTGCAAGGATCGCACGATAGACCGGCAGGTTTTCAAGTTCGGCCCGAACACCTTCCTGAACATCGGCCAGTTCTTCTTTCCATGCCTTCATCGTTGTCTGACGCAAACGCCTCAGTACCTTAACCCGCAATTTTTCCTTCGCAGACTCATCGGCATCAGGATCTTCTTCGCGGTACTTGGCAAAGACATTCGGAGCCATGCCAGCTTCAGCGGCAGTCTTGAACATAGGTCCATAGGCCTGCTCTGCTTTAGCGGCCTCAAGTGCTTCTTCAGTAACCAGCAAACGATCAAACACATTACGCATTTCATCGTTCAACTCGGTTTTCTGAAAACGACTCTTGTACCGGCGATACACAAAGGTTAGCCAGCTTGAGAAACGCCGGAACATTCTTTTCAGTTCCGGTGTTGGTGCTTCACTGGTAACGAAGTAATCTTCAAACGAATCCGCCCACTTCTCATGGTGATGATCTTCAAGTTGATCCCATGATTCGATACCAAACCACTTCAGTATCTTTTCTTCATCGCTTTTCAGTTCGGCCGGTACCCGTGGATCATTAAAGATCCGGATCTCGTTCTCCAAAAAGATATGGCCCAATTCGTGAATCGGGGTAGAAGCATCCGCGGCATTGAAAAGCCCGATCAGGTAATTACCGTCAGGGAACCGCAACCGGCCCCTCGGAGTTTCGCCTTCTTCAAGCGGTGCCGAATAAAGGAAGTCAGCTCTGTCCGCATACTGAGGATCTTTAACCAGAACCAGACCGGACACCTGAATTACCTCAGATCCGCCAACAATCGGTTCACCGGTTTCACGATCCCAAAAGAAACTGTGACGCTCCGGATCGTATCCGACTTGCGCCCAGGCAGGATCTTTTAACGCGGCCTCGGCCTGTGCAATGGCCTCATCCTCGGTCATAGGCACCCACTGACCCTCAATTCGGGCGTATGGTGCCTTCGGACCACCTTTGGCAGTCTTGATAGCGGGATTCTCAGGAGCGGCAAATACGGGGTTACTAACGGCCCCGTAGCTGTTGTATGCCAGACGTTTACCGGCAGACTGGCCCTTAGAAGGCCCGTGAATGGTTACAACCCACTGTCCATGATCTTTGTATGCTGGAATGTCCAGACGCAGAGCAACCGGCTGACCGGCCTCCAGTTCGTCTGTGAGGCCGATATACGGGATCTGTGAGGACTTGAGTGCCGATTCCATGTCAGAGCGACTGGAAGGCTTAGGAACAGCGTCATACGGTGTAAAGGGCTTATGCTCGGCCACAATCTCGTCATACTGGTCTTTGGTGATCTCACCCATTTCCAGCATTTCAACGGCCCGCTGAACTTCCTCAACCCTACGAGTCACCTCTTTGAACGGAAGCTCGATCCGACTATTGCCCTGCTGTCCGGATCGGACACCTTCATCGTTAATGAAATCGTCATGCTTAGGACCATAGAACGGAGGTGTGAACGGATCTGCCGATTTTTCAATGATCCCCGCTAAGGCCTTTTCTATCTGCTCATCACGTTGGCCCTTGCCAGAGATAGCAGCACGGATTACGTTGGCATCCATAGTGATGTCAAAGGCCTCACCAGAATCAGCGATTTGCTTCAAACGCGGCCCTGCGGTTTCTTCGGATACAGCTCCCAAAATGTGAATGCGCTCACCACGGATTGTCTTGAGCAGTTTGCCAACATCTTCTGAACTCATCGCATCTGCATTTGACGGGATTCCCGTGATAAATGAGACAAACTTGTTCGGATCGCCCTGCTGCAAAATATCGATGACCTTCAAATACACTTGGTCAGCCGAATAACCAGAACCAGTCTGGATCGGCATGATGAACTTGGCACCCTCGGCCATCATCAATTGCAACTGCTCGGCATGTTTCTCAAGCAACCGGAATGTTTCTTCAACATCACCAACTGCATCCGGCATAACCATCATTACGTTTTCAGGCTGGATGCCGTTGTTTTGAATCATGTCGTGAAGCGTTTGTAACTGCTTCATTACCTGATCGTCATTAAGTGCTTCCTGTTTAGTCTCATCACCAAACAGACCGGCCTGCTGCTGTTCCGCTTTAGATGCGGCCTCAACGACTTTTGCATTGCGTTGACGAACCGCGAAGGCACCAGTATCAACAAACACATACCCACCAGAAGCGGCATACTGAACGAGAGTTTTTAGATTGGCCGCTGACAAAGAATCCAAAGAGATCCCGATTGGTGCTTGCGCCTCAATCCCTTTCATCAAATCACCGTTAGCACTCATTCCCGCGCTATAAGCACGTTGAACAAAACTTTCTCCATGACGATACTTCTGGTGACGAGAACTTTTGTCCTCCTCTGCTTCATACTGCGGACCAAACAGATCGTCCTGACTCATGCTGAACAATTCACGTTGGCCAGGCTCAGAGTTCTCCGCCTGCTCGGTGTACATATCAATCAGGCCTTTGGCTTCACCTAAAGTCTCAGCAGCATCGGTCCATTCTTCTTGTGCAGTCGGGCGAAGGTTCCAGTGACCGGTTTCCATCTGTTCAATGGTCCACTCACGATATTCGTAAAGGCCCGCAGTAACGCGAGCCGCTTTGTGAGCTTTTTTACTCTGAAGCAATTCGCGCTGGCCGGACTTCTCATCGATCTTGCTGTCTTTATTCTGATCTGCATTTGCCAGTTTAGCGGCACGGCCCTGTATTGATTTTTCCAACTTCGCTTCTTCGGTCGTTAGATCCAGAAGCGGGCCATCATCAAGGATCCGGCTAATGCTTTTCTCATCGGCGGTCATAGAAACCCATTCAAGGTTTCCTTCCGCCATGTTTTTCCTAAAATCCCAAGCACCTTGATCTATACCATTCAAATAATAAAGGCCGTTATCTGCTCTCTTGCCAGCACCAGAATCAATAAGATATTGGTTAAAATCTTTAGACGACATTTCTATTGCATTTATAACAGTCTCTTTACCGACAATATGTGCGGCTTCACGGCGAGTGATAAGAGCTGCCATAGACATGCCAGCGTTTTTCATCAATAGTTTATGGAACGCATCAACATTGCTGTTGTAAGAACTCGGACTAAAACCTCGCGGTGTATCCAAAATAGTTTTGACAAACTTCATTAGCTTTTTGTTTGAAGTGTCAAACTTCATTGGGGCCATCACAGCTTTATGAAAATGCTTGTGCCTTCCCTCAATTTGCTTACCAACCTCGCCATCTTCAGCAACCGAATAAAGCTGGAAAGCTCCATCTTTATGCTTAGATTTCATCTGGACCAGATAGCTCACTGTTTCGTTTGTTCTGGTGTTTTCTATTTTCCAAGCAGGCCGGTTGCGATAAACAAACTTAGACAGTTTGTAATCGTTCTCGGTGTCGAGCGGTATTTCTAAATACTGATCGTGGTCAACAAAGGCGTTAATAGAATCCCAACCAAGATACAGCTTACTTACATAGCTGGTATCAAGATTAGAAGATTGTATGGCCCACGGTAGATTCAGAACCAACTTGGATCCGTTGGTCAGATCCCATGTAATTGTTTTTTTATGGCCGTTCTGAAGTTCACCCAATATCTCTAAAGTGTTGGCCTCCATGTTTGTTAAAAACTCACGGGCCTGCGACACAAGTTCCTGACGATCTGAAAGGACCTGCTCCGGATCCGGAATTTCTTCTTCAAGTTTTGCTACCCGTGATTCGTCCTGCTCCAGTTCTATCGCATCCTTCAAGAAATAGAGCTGATCGCCATCAAGGCCGGATCTTAAAATGATTTCATCATCATTATGGTTATCCATCAGCATTGTGACAGCACGGTTAATGTTCTCGTCAGTAAGACCGTCATTATTAAAGAACGGGCCGGACGTTTCCGGTTCGTCTTTTATGAAGCCATAACGCTCCAGCATTGCAACTTTGTCACTCATGTTTTCAAACATAAGTGTGTAGGCATCACTGGCAGCACCGTTAAGGTCTTTAACCAAGCTGACTATTGCTCTCGCTCTCGCAAGTTTTTCTTTTAATGTGGTGTCGTAATCAACACGATCCTGCAACTCTGCAATATCATCAAAATTACCGTTTTTACGAAGCTCTCTGATCTCGTCCAGCAATGGGTGTTCCCAATGCTTAATGTAGTTATCATATTCACCGTAGTTGCGAAGCACTTCTTCATCTATCGACCATCCGCCAGGGAAGTCATATACTTTCTGAAGTTTCGTAACCATATTGGTGTACGACATGAACTCAGAGAACGACATTAAGGTTTGCTGATCCAGTTGATCCTGAGTCATTGGGTTTTCACGGGTAGGGCCTGCTTCATGGTTTGCCATAAAGAACGCATAGGCAAAACCCTGCGGAGTGACAGATCGTGCTGCTTTATCGGCAGCATTAAAACCAGTCAACTTGTGTATCTGACTACCCTGAAGCGGGAACACTGGATTGAGCGGCAGATCTCCATTGAAGTTACCGAAGATCTGAGTTTTTTTAGTGTACGGATCGCCGTAAGCATACGGATTGAATGTCAGTTGCGGCGAAGGCCACCCCATTTCAGATTGCATCCGGCCAATCGGATTTTCAATCGCAAAGAAAGTAGGACTGTAGGCATCGACAAAGTATTGAGCAACACCGGCCATTGAAGTCGCAACATGCAATGGATTTGAATAATACTCAGCGGCCCAACCGCCGTATTTCTTTTCAACCATTTCACGACTATCAACATCGTGTTCTTCTGCCCACCAACGCGCACCACTGGCCGCGAATGAAGTGCATGGTGGCGCAGCAATGATGCCGTGTATCTGCGCACCGGAATCTCTTACATACTCATCAAAGCGTTCAAGGAACTCCGTAGCCAGCAAGTTTTCATTCGATTTAATGTCGAACTGATAAACAGAGTAACCAGCATCAATCCACGGTTGACTCCACTGGCCAGAGAAGTCGAACAAAGAGATTATGATCTTGTCGCTGTTGTCCTGTTCTTGACCGATCTTAAGAGCTTCTTCCTTCCACTTGCCAATTTGTATTGCGGCCTCGGCCTGACGCTCAAGCATCGTTGCACGAAGTCCGTCACCGAATAACCATGAGCCTTCCTCGGCACTGTCATCACGGGCATCGAAACCGGCTTTGTAACCAGCGACCTTCGCTGGGTTCTTAAATGAACGCTTCTCACCGTCTTTCGCATTAAAGCCTTCACGGAAACCTGCCATGAATGCTTCGCGGCGTTTATGAGTCTGGCGATCACCAGCCACCGGAGCAGGTATTTCACCTTCCTGTATAGACAGTTCATAAGCCTCATCGATCAGGCCCATGAATTCATCGTTTAACTCGCTGTAACGATAATCACCTTGTACTAACTGATCCGTGTTGAAGGTTTGTTCCGGCTCAAGCCAACTTTGGGTTTGCGATCCCGTTTCTTCACTGACCCGTACATCGCTGGCTTGCCGTTCTTCTGGAGACTGAGCCGGTGAGCCAGTCGGAGTTTCGTATTCTGTGAACTGCTCACTCCCCCCAGGCCCGCTTTGCTCGTTATCGTTGGTTGGTTTTTCATGGGTAGTTTCCTCGAAAATATCCAGCTCAATTGCACCAGCCGCATCCGGCTTATTAGCCAGCTTGTCTGCCGTTTCCTCTGCAAACTTGAACAGGTTGTTGTAAGACTCAAAATGCTTCTGAGTTTTGTGATCGGCCGACAGGAAAAGGTAACGAATCTTTCCGTCTTTACGTTGGGCCATCACCCGACCAATACCCATGTCCTGCAACATGCCCCATTGCATCATGCCGGTGCCATCAATCTCTTGGCCAACACGGGCCTCAAGAAACTCTAAGGTTTCTTCAGGATTGATCCGAGTCAGGCCTTCGTAGGATTCAGGAATTGGGTCAGGTCTTGACTCGCTCTCAGTTCTAGTCTCAGTTGTTCTAGTGCCGCTATCCACTCCTGCGGCATCCGATCCTTCTTGGCCAGTGTCAAATAAGTCACCAGTTGTGAATCGATCTCCGATCTTTTTGGAGCTTTCCTGTCCTTCAACGAACTCTGAAGAAGGCTTAATGCTTTTTGTCTCATAGAGTCGATTGCCATATTCAAATACCTCATAATTTTCACGGATCAATTTTTCCATCTTCAGACGGAAACCTGCCATATCCCACTTAGCATGAAGCGCATCGGTAAGACGCTGTTGCTCCAAAATGAAATCTATTTCATGCGCGCTTACTGTGTGATGAACAAACTCATGGATCATTGTTGAAATCATTGAGCTGGCAATCGCACTGATACGCTCACTCTTTGACATTTCTTCCGTTTGAATTACATCACTCAACCACGGGTCCAGTGGCGTAGCCCACGGATTAATCAGTATGGAGTTGAATGGCACTTTGACATTCACACCCCATAAAATACTGTCCGGCCCGTTTGAAAGGGCAGAAACACCGACCGGCACACCGGTCAGATCGCTATACCGCGGGAACACCTCTGCAATAGCGTTTCTTAACTCAAGAACACTGGCCGACATTTCGGACATGTAGTTAATGCCCTTCGGACCAAACTGATCGTTAATGTGATGAACCAGATCAACTTCCCGTTGATTGCCGGAATCATCTACAAACGATGCGTTCACACCGTTATGCAGAATCGGCTTGCTGGCATCCACTTCGTAATCGACTTGGAATGCACCAAGATCTCTGTCAACACCGTCATTCAGGTTTTCACTATTGAGTACCAGCGTATCTCTGTTGTCATTAGTCCATACGCCATTGCTGTATGAAGATTTATCATTCACACGGCCATTGAAATCAACCGGATCCAGACTTGCCTTTTGAGTGTCAGTGATAACTTCTCGTATGGCCTGACCAAGAACGCCGCCTTCAAACTGACGGAATGACCCGTAGTTGTTTACGGTGTCTTGAACAAGTGTTGAAACCCAAGCACTGGTGATGCGGCTCTTGATCTTGTAAAGTTCTTGCTCATGCAGTTCCTTAAGACCCTGCCGATCCATGCGGAACGGATAGCCTGGATGCTCGGCACTCATATCGGGGTTAGGAATAATGTTGAAAAAGAACTCATGCGGAATGTTGTTATCCGTCCATTTCCCACTTCCATCGGTAACACTGGTTTTAAATTGGAACAGTCCGTTGGAAAGAACGTAAGCATTATGTCCTCTTGGTTTGGACTCCATTGCATCCTTATCAGTAATTACCTGAATCTTTCCCCACGCCGCTTCGTACTCAAATAACAACGTGTAACTTTCAGCCGGTAATTCCGATCCGGACATGACTACTTCGCTGGACTCTCTCCGATCCAAACCCTTTCGTTTGTCCGATGCTCTTGGATTATTCCTTACAGTAAATGTTGTTTTTATGTTTTCAAATAAAGGACTGTCCTCAACAACTTCCTTCATTTCCCGAAGATTGAAATTAATGGGAACATCACGACCTTTTGTTGGATGATAGAAAGTTTTAGGCAATTTTACGGTGATCGATGTGCCGCTTGGTTTGCCTGACTCGTAATCAGAAATGACAACACCTTCAACACTGTCCTTCCTTATTCCTTTTTGAAGAACAGCACCGGTAGTATTGAACTGAGTTGTTCTACCGTCTTTTGTTGTGCTTACATAAATGTTTTCATTGCCGAACAGGAAGGCCATCTTAGCTATGCCAAGACCACCAGAATCACGGCCGCTGTTTTTCTCTGTGCCGCCCATTACCAGAAATGCCTTTTTAACGGTTTGCTTGGACATGCCAATACCGTTATCAGTAATAGTTATCGTTCTGGACACGGCATCGACTGTTACTTCAATCTCACCCTGACCAATAATGGTATTACCGTCTTTATCAAGAAGGGCCGCTTTAACTCCATCAAAAGCGTTCTGAAAGATCTCCTTCACTGTAATTGCTGGCAGGCCCGCCATGTTGTCATAAAGCTCATTGCCCAACATCATTGCAGTACGGCCATCGTCAGTGCTTGGCTTAACAAACTCCGTTGTTACCTCGCCAGACTGATCGAATGCCTGGGCGATCAAGCTCGGCTCATTCTCGGCGGCAGATCTTACCCGTTCCTCACGCTCAATCTCACTCTGTTCTTCGTTAAGCTGGTCCAGTTCATCCTGATGCAACTCACGGCCATCGGTAGGCCGGTTAGGATTTTCACGCTGCATCTGCTCGACACGGCGAAGAATCATTTCAGTACGGGCATCAATCTGTTCCTGCTGGGTATCAAGAGCGGCGATCTGATCGTTAAGATCAGCAACACGCTGTTGATAGGCCTTACCTTGTTCACGGAAGGTCTCAGCATCACTGCCTTTCCATTTGCGGTCCGGTGCCAGTTCTTGGTTCTCAAGCAACCGGTTTGCTTTGTCGGAATCAACCAGATCGCCCATAGCAACCTGCTCGTTATAAAACCGATCAAACTCGGCCTCATCTTCATCGAAGTTATAACTGTCATTGTCATTCGGGTTGCGAAGCGTATCCAGTTCTTCGATCAGGGCCGTGCGTTCTTTATCCAGATCGCCGCGAAGCGACTGGATGTTTTGACTCTCCTCCAAATTTTTCTTCAGGATCGTTGTCGTAAGATCGTCCTGATTAAGAACTCGCTCAACACGTTCCTCTGTGCTGGCCTTTTCAACGCCGATATTGAACATACCCATTATTTCTTCTTCAGGGATATGGCCTTTCAGTTTTGCGAACTTGGTGTACATGTTGGTGGCCAGAAGATCACCATACAGCTCGATCTGTTCGGCCGTGTAGTTTCCAGCTTCCTCAAGCTCTTTCTTTATGCCTTCAACATGCTCATCGATTTTGACTCGTAGATCACTGTCCTCGCCAATGATCTTCATTGCTTCCCGTTCCTGTTTTACACGGGATTCTTTTTCCTTAACGATCTCGGCCTGAGAAATAGCACCGGCAGTTGTTGTCATGTGAGGAACCAGATCATCAAACTTATCCTGATCCACCATGTATGCGGCAACGTGGGCCGCAGAGATCATTACCTTGTTACCGGTATCTTTGGCTTCAGAAAGCGTTCTCACCAGTTGTGCGTAAGCTGGGTTTTCCTGATCCAAGTTGGTTACATCTACACCGCGCTCTGTGAGCCACTGCTCCAGATATTCGGTATCAAAGTAAACATCAAGCAGGACGTTATGTTCGTCCTCCATGTCTCGGACCATTGAGTAATACTGTCGTGGTGCCTGTTCCCGCAATTTGCTGTTACGGGCCGCGCCGACCAAATGTTCGATCTGCTGCTTTTGCGTCATGCTTTGGAATTCTTTCTGGTACATGCGCTCTTGCACATAACCAATTCCACCACCAATACCTGACTGAAGGCCACCACCGACCGCTGTAGCAATAACCGTTCCGGCCTGACGTTCCATCTGAATCCGGAAGAAGCGACCTATATCACCGTCCTCTCTTGCACGATTCAGTTCTTCATCAAGGCCGTGGAGGTAAGCATTGGCACTCTGGCCTAACGTAGCAAACTGCTCACCGATCATTTCCTGCTTGATAAAGTCTTTGGCCCAACCTTTAAGGCCGGTCTTGTAGCCTTTCGCACTGGCGAAAACTCTTTCCGGTGCCATTTCGGTACCGACCTCTATACCGGCATCGATAGCACCAAAGATTGACGCTGAATCATGGTCAAGGCCATTTGCGCGACCGTTGCCGTAAGAGTCAAAGAATGTTCTCAAACCCATAATGGTTAAAGTCGGTGCGGCCGAACCGGTAACGATTGAAAGACCAATCGTCGGCAACTGAGTTGTAAATGACGTTATGCCGCTATCGACCTGCTGCTGCATCCAAGTCATTGACTCCTGCCAGGGGCCAAGAGTTTTATAAATGTCATCCAGTTCACGGGATGCTGCGGACAATCGTTTTGATTCGGACTCAAGAAATGACAGATGCTTTTCTGTATATCCCTTTTCTTCCATCCGCTTCGCAAACTCCGGATCCTGACGAAGCTGGATATTGTAGTCACGAATAGCCTGATCGTTGATCCAGTGTCTTGCTTGAACGGCAGTCTGAGCCATGCCGATCTTCATCTTTTCAAAGCGATCTTCAAATAAGGTATCGGTCCAAGACGCTTCTTCAAACTCAGGTAGACTCGGAAATTCTTCGGTCATGTAACCGAACCGGCGTTCCATTTCAGCCAGATTCTCTGCGTCATCGTGGATGCGAGCTGCGGTGTCCGGATCGGACATGTGCCGTTTTACAACTGTTGTATCTTGAATAGCCTCATTAATTTCTTGCTGGCGAATGCCTTCCTCAACAACATCAGCATTGCCCTTAACCATCCGTTCAGGGATTTTAGTTTGCTCAGAAAGATCACGGGCCTTTCTTGCTTCGTCTGGATTCTGCTTTGTGGCACTACGGATCGATGCACCGCGAACAGCATCTTGCTGCGAGCGAAGTTGTCTTACCCGATCCGCGGCATCATAGGTGTGTTCATCTTCATCAGAAAAGTCAGGCGCATCTTCTTTGTAAAAATCATCCACTATTTTGATCCCTGTGACTTCGCTTCACCCTGCGGGTAACGAAGTTTTTTCAATCCAACATAGTCTTTTAAGAATTTGTAAGAAACTTCCGTGTCATTTGGGTTGGCATTACCAGCCGCCTCAAAACCATCGTATATTTCGATCAAGGCCCAATCGGGAATCTCAGAAACCGGTAAATTAATGCCGCGGAAATCCTCTTGGTTTTCTTTGTCTTTAGACCATTGTTCCCACTTCAACGTATCCATTTCCTGACTTCGCATTCCGCTTGCGAACGGGAATACCCCAACGATTCCTTCATCAATGGCCTGATATGTCACGATGAATTCGGCATCAAGAACATCCATGATCTTCGTCCAATCGGTATAACCGGACTGGCCAGCACCAATTGTTTCTTCCAGTTTGTCGATCTCAATCTGAACACGGTCCATATACCTCTTACCGAAGTCGGTTCTCCGCAGATCCGTTCCGCCTAAGCGATCAGTAACGGCACTGTTCACAGTATTGACCTTCGTTCCTTGCGGTCCGCGCTTGCCGCTGGACTTGTTGCCTACCGGCCAACCGCGCATTTCACCAACTATGTCACGAACCTTATGATAGTGAGCTGTATCAAGCTGACGTTCATATTCGCTTAGTTTCACTGCTCGCTGTTCTTCCGGATCCATGCCCAAGAATTCAAGATACAGATCTTCATTATGCTCAGTGGAGGCCGGTTCCTTAAGAGCGGCAATATAGTCCGGTGGCAAGTTGTCCATAATAGCCTTTTGCTCAAGGCCACTTGCTTCGTTCCACGACCATTCACCTTTTTCTTTCATTTCACGATACCCTTCAAACAGTTCGTCCTGGGCATCCTTTTCGGCTTGTTCTTTTTCCTTCCAACGCTGTTCAACTTCGGTGGCCAGCCTTGCTCTGGCACGGGCATCAATATCACTATCAATACCTTCAAGTGATCGGGCCTGCTTTCGCGCTTCAGACAAACTTGCCGATGTATCAACGATCTCGCTGGCATTGTCATTAATGACTTCCATGACCCGTTCTTCAGCAGAGGCATTCTGAGCGGTGCGAAGCATCTGCTTTCGCGTACTCGGCATCAACAGATCGGCAACGCCTCCTCGGCCTTGCTTCTCCATTTCGTCATGGATCGTTTTCTCCATTGCTAACGCTTCATCAATGGTGTCGGCAGAAGGCCAAGTTTTTCCGCTGGCCTCGACCTTTTCCTTAACTGCCTTCATGCCTTCATCGGTTGAAATGTCGTACTGCTTACCATCCCAAAAGGTAGGAATCAGAGTTGGCTTGCCATCGTTAAGCCAATCCTCAGTAACAACCGATCCTTTGAAAGTTGTTATAGAACCATCCGGATTGGTTTGAGCCTTCCCTGAGTCGATAATGTTTTGACTGTGAGCCAGAACAGTGTCCGATCCGGCCACCCCATCAACCGAACTGGCCGCTGTATTGCCAAGAATCTTAATTTGCTGATCGTAGTCCATCATGCCGATGTAACTTTCGGCAGCACGACTGGATGTGGACATGCGGAGTTTTTCCGCTTCAGGTGCCGTGTAGTACCCGTTTAGCTGGGCCTGATTAATGTTGTCGTTCATACGGGCGATCAAAGCCATGCGGGTATCGTGATCGCTCAACGCAGTATTTTCCAATTCACGGAGCAGTGCCTCGTTGTTGTTCACAACGGTTGCACGGTTATCATCGATCTCACGTTTGAAGGATTCGCCAAAGATCGCATTACCACCGCGCTCAATAGTCAGCTTGCCCTCGGTTAGAAACTGATTCTTATGTTCGTTGTTCCGGAAGGCACCGCTCATTTCACTGAGAACTTTGTTCATGTTCTCACGGTAGTTGCCCTCCCAATTCTCGTAGTCATTAGAATCTTCCATTGCTTTCCGGCGAGCTTGCGCATCGGCCAGAAGGAACTTCGACCGGCCATCGGCAAATATCGACTTATCGCGGCGATCTATCATTTCACCGCCAACGGCCATCATGTCCTGACCTAGTGACTGAACTCCTTCTCCAAGAATTACTCCGGATCTGTCACCTTTAACAACCGTGCGCCGGTCTACCGGTGCTGGCGTTTGCCCGTAAACTGTTTCATCAATAATCTTAGGCATTAGGCTAACACCCCCATACCTTGATTGGTGGCACCCTGATAGACAGCAAGATTGCTATTACCAGCTTGAGCCGCTGCACTTGGACCCAAACCAGCGGCACCACCCATTCCCATGCTTGCAGCACCCTTCATAACCGTGCCGGTTGCTTGCAAGATAGAGGACTTCCATGCCGCCTTACCTTCATTCTTAACAATCTCGGCCTGTTCTTCCATGCCTTCAGCTTCGTTGTTGCCTTCCCACATCTGCATCAATGCCCGATAAGTTCCCTCGGCCATAATGTCGGCTTCATTCTCAACAATGGATTTGTCATTTAGGTTTGATCCAGACTTGCCTGCCTGGGCGCGAGCTGTACCAATAAGAACATCACGCTTCTCTATTTCAGAAGCGACTTTTCGGGTAGCGATAGCCTTTGTGGTTCCGGCCTTTCTGCGTAAAGATTCGGCAGTATCATCAGCAGCATCTTTAGCGGCTTTACCTTTAAGTAAGGTGCCGCCTCCGGCTAATGCCATGCCTGCTACAAAGAGTGCGGTTGCCATAAGTAAATGTCCTCATCAAAATGCTCAAAGCCAAGTTTGCTTAGTAACTCGGCTCCGGTCTGGTGCGATGCAATTGCGTGTACCGGTACCTTGTATTTCCGGACCCATCCAACAACAACGTACATCGCCCTCAAAACAGTAAAGGCCTTCGGATCAACTTCATCATCCAGATCCGAAAAGAACTTCGGGCCTTGCATATCTTTAATGATACCAATGACCCCTGACACTTTCCCGTCCAAACGAATCACAACGGCCCGCAGGGATTTGCCATTGAGCAGGCCATCGTAGTATTCGTCAATCGACTGGCGAGTGGCCAGTTCCCACGAAACCTCAGTATTAGCCTCGTTTGTCATCGGATTTCATCCAAACGCTTACGGCCTTAACACCGGCCGGTCTTGGTGAGGCCGCGGCCAAACAGATCCGTGTATCACTGTCATAGACCCCATCGAAAGAAGTTTCATCATCGTCCAGTTGCGTAAAAATCTCATGCTCATCAACATTCCGGCCTTTGACCTGTTGAGGCAGATCCGACATGTTGTCCGGATCCGTGCCGATACGAAGGCCTAAATGATGCGTGTTTTGCAAAACCAGTCCATAGGCACCAATGATCCGGCGTTCACCTAACCGAACATCATTGAAATCCAGTTTAGATAACTTCGTGCTTTTGAAGAATCCGTCATAGGCCAGACCAACAACAACCTGACTGGCCGGATCGGACAGCGTGATAGAACCACCTGAAACAGTCGCGGTACCGCAATCTTTACCATCAGCCCAAATAGTTACTTCACGGCCTTCAAGATGATCCAGTCCGGTAATCGTGTCAGTGGATGCACCGTCATAGGTGATGTGAGCGTCAGACAGTTTTGTGATCGATCCGCCTATTGCCTCATTTTCCATAGCCCACTTTTCACGAAACCGAACCGTTTCACCGTTGATTGTTCTTGCTACACAGTAATAGACCTGATCTTCGACACTGCCAGGCAGAATAACAACGTCCTCAATTATTCCGTCCGTCTTTATTTCCAGCCATGCCAGAACATTCTCTGCTGCGTCATAAACGACCATGCTGGCAGTACCGTCATTGCGAATCACATGGAAACGCATGTCAGGCTTAAACTGGACCGCAATACGCTTGATACCAGCTTCATTCAGATCCGGCGTAAGCACGTTCAGATCTTCGGTCAGATAGTCATCCGCAATAGTTTCGGATCCGCGCATCGATACCTCATAAAGTCGGGTACCAGATCGATCGACAAATATACCGGCCGCACCGGCTGTTTTGATATTGAAGTTCGTAGCGGTTAAGGCCTCATCGAAAGATGATGACCGGCCGGACAGCACGTTATTGCCGTTAATCTCCAACGCTTCAAGATTCTTGGAGTTGTGAGCGGTACCAAAAACGATACGGCCCAAAGGCAGTAACCAGTGAATGCTCCGGATCGGGCCTGCACCGATACTTCTGCTGATCGGTTTGGCATCGCCCTCGGCCTCATCGGAAAAGGAATCGTACAAATCTGTTTCGGATCCATAGATCTTATCTCGACCGGCCCACCACAATCGGCTCTCAAATAAAGACACGGCCGTTGGCCAACCTCGCCGCGGACTCCATGCCCCTTCATACCAATCATCGGTGTATTCACGATTACCCATCGTTTTAAGCACCGTAACCTGCAACTTAGTTGCAGAATCATAACCGTATGCACGGCAAATACCCGTGATCGACCCCGACTCGTAGTTAAGCGTCAGGTCTGAGTTGCCTTGAGTGTAATCACCAACCTTGATACCCACTCGGAAGTAAAGGATCTGATTTCCCCACCGACCGTCATCAGGATCAATATCGTAATTATATGTGCCGTTATTAGTAACGTATGTCCACGGTGATCCGTTCTCGGTCCAATCCACCCATGCGCCAGGGTTGCCAGCCGAATACTGCAACTGAATCACGCCGGTAAAGTTTGCAGCGTTAGCAACCTTCAATTTGAACTTGTGTTGAGTGAAGGTGCCGGTGACACGAATGTAGTCGCTCCACTGGTCCTCACCATCAACATTCTTTTCTACAATCTGGCCCTTCGACTCCAGTTTAAATATGGCACCAATGTCATCTGTAGTAAAAACAGGCTTATCCGCTGTCAAAACAGTTTCACCAGAAAGATCATCCACCTTCATTCTAGTGGTACTGACGTTAATTAAACGCCACGGGCCATCGGTGGTGTAATACTTTACAACCGACCAAGATCCATTCAACCGGCGTTCAATCCGGTTTTGCTGATCCCCGTCTTTGGCCGCAAAAATAACATCACCGGACTGCCATGTACGGATCAATGAAAAATCTGATTCTTTCCACGGAGTATTAATCTCAAAAATACCCGCATCCTCAATCTGAATTGAGGAAATGCGAGTGCCATAAAGTTTTTTGTTTGCGAGCTGTATGTGGAAGTTATCCAGAGGTGTAAACACCAGTGAATGCTCGCCCACTCCGTAAGTGGCTTCACGAAGATACTCGTCACCACCGGAAGTGGATCCGATCCGGATAGTAACTGGATTAAGATCCACCTTAATGCGAAGCGCATGAGGAATACCCTGATCTCCTACAGCAACCGTCACTTCCTGCCTACGGCGAGACTCATTGGTTCCGTCACCAACCAAGTAACAAGCTGTGCTACCAAAATAATCGGAATCGGCCCATATAGAAACGGTTCCCGACTCATCAAAATCATCCCAATCCGAAAGATCTGTTAAGAACTCACCATTTGTTGTTGCGCTATCAACGTCCTCGCGCACAAGCAATTGATCGTCAACCTCAACACGCATGATGTTGTCGGTCAGTTCAAGGATTGCGTTATCGTCAACGGAGAACTGAAAACCAAGATGATACGCTGGACGGTTCTGGTGAGTGTTGTTGATATATCCCATGCCTGGGCGAAACATCATCGACCCCAACACACGGGGAACGAAGTTGTATTGCTGACTGGCAGAAAGGCCAACACGGTCCAGATCCACTCGGCCTAAGCCAAGCTCGGACACAATACCTCGGTTAAACGCGAGAAGTTCTTTCTTTGTGGACATTGACCGGCCCCCTTAGCCTAAAAGCCGATCACGACTACCGCCATCACCTCTGCGACCGAAGCGAGAATGCGTCCAGCCACTTATCGGAACCGTTTTTGGCGGTTGCTCCATTGCATCGGTATTTTTAGCCGCTTTCAGTGCCGCTTTATACCGCTTCTCTGCTTGTTCAGTATCGGGGTTTGAATGTGTCAGTCTGCGGGTAACGCAGTAACCAAGATACTCCTCGGCAAAGCGAGTGAAATTGTACGGCCACTTGGAAAAGTCGGTGCCGTATTTAGGATCGTTTGAAACATAACGGAAATAGACTTCTGCGCGGCCGGTGTAGAAAACGCCGTTCTCTACTTGATACGCCTTGTTCTCGTATTCAAAGGCTTCATCTTCACAGAAGCCAACCAGCCGCACATAATCTTCGGGTTGCGGATATGCGTGTTCGTAACCGAACTTGGTCGTAATGTTTGGGTCCGGTTCAAGTTTCAATGACCGTATAGCAAAGTTCCATTGGCCCATCTGGAGTATCGTTTCAATGAAGTCACGATTCCAAAGTCGCTCAAGAACATAGCGCGGTTCACGGTTTTCCTGATCGTTTGCCAGTTCACGCTCACCTATAGCGGTCAACGCACCGTTCCATACACTCAGCTTGTCGGTCATTAGAACTCTCCGTTACATATCTTTTACGGCCCGCAGAGCTTGGATCTCTGTGTCATACCCATGAGCCATAATCATGCCATCACTACTGCGGGTTACGCGGAATTTGTGAACCGGTCCGGCCCACTTAACAACATACTCAGCGCGGCGTTTTGCTGCGATCTCAGGATCAAGATCTTTCTTAAGCAACGTAGCAACGTGAGCATAACCTTTACCACTGGCCTGAACGATCAGGATTGCAAAGTAATCGCCCCGTTCCGGAACAACTTCAATCTGATCCATAGGCTTAAGCAGTTCACCGATGCGCTTGTAATAGGCCTCATCAAGCAGATCTTTAAACTCTGTTTCAGGGGCCGGTGTAATTGTGAACACACGGCGGCGATGTTCAGCCAGTTTCAAACGCGGAGGATCGCAAGCGCGGACTACACTCTTGCCTGCTTCCGGTCCGGTTTGCTTAACGTCCGGATCGGACACTTTGTTTTCCAGTTTGGTTTCTGCTTCATCTGCACGGGCATCGGCATCATCACGCTCCTGCTGTGCTTTCTCAAGTTGTTCCTGCAATCCAATAATGGTTGCGTCTTTGGCTTCAAGTTCTGCCTGATCGGCACCCTCGCCAGCGGCGTTTGGATCTTTCTGCTTCTGCGCTGCATCTGACATGGTTATCTCCAGTTAAATAAAAAAGGCACCCCCAAGATCGGGAGTGCCTTGATTATCGCATCAGACTGGCTATTAGGCCAATGTTGCTGCGGACAGCGTAACACCCTTGTCTGGTGCCGCTTGTAGAGCCGAAACATGATGCAACGTGGTTTCACCACCGTCAGTGTCGATCACATAACAAATGTCGTACAGCTTCATACCAAGCTGTTGACCGTTTGAAATATAGTTCGCGCCTGAAACAACACCGTGAGCATCCGTACTTGCGTAATGGAATATCGCGGGGCCACCTGTGCCAAGACCAGTTACCAACAGTTTCGGAGGATTTGTAGTAGCGTAAGCCATGATTAATTCCCCTTATACAAAGTCTGTTGAGTTATGGATCATACGGATCACGCCACGATTGCTATTCTGCAAAAGTTTAGATCCCATGAAGATTGAACAACGGCACCAAGAATAGGCCTGTTCACGGTCGTAACCGATCTCAGTTTCCATATCGTCGCTGTTGTACGCATGACCAATCGCGGTGCGATGATACATAAAGCACTTCTCAGCACTACCGGCACCACCTACGCCAACTGAATCAGGCAGTTCAGGATGTACGATCCAGTTAATATCGAGCCAACGATATGTCTGAACTGTGTCATCCCATGCAAGGCCATCGTCAATCGGGCGGCGAGAGGTGTAATCACGACTCTTGAAGTCATCAATGTTGGTAATCAGTGCAGCTTCAAAGCCTGGGCTGATTACAGCAAAGATGTTTCCATCCCACGGCACCTTGTCGTTACCGAGTTTGGTTTTGGCTTTAGTGATGAACTTCAGATCAGCACCGGTCGCACCAGAAGTAATGTCATTGCCGGTTGCCAGATTCAACTGACTGGTAATGTCACTATCCATCTTACGATTAACAACACCGTAAGTGGTTTTCTGCATGATTTCGCGCTGATTGCCCTGAGAAGAAAAGACGTTGAACTTGGTCTTGCGAACCAGATCATGCCATTCGACCAGAATCGCAGAAGGTTGCGCCAGATTATCGCCGCGGGCCGGAATCATTCCGTTGATACCGCGAGTCTGCGCTTCTGCATCACCTGAGTCTGCAACAAGGAATACTGCCTCGTTGCCCTTAATTACCGCCTCGGTAGTCGTTGACTGGCGCAGAAGTGACTCATTCACTTCAAAGCCTGCAATGAATTCCTGACGGTATTGTTTTTGTACTGCTTGTTCGGACATAACAATCCCCTTTCGGAAAGATAAAAGAAAAAACCATTTCAGGATTTCGCTTACATCGGGGAGGCTGTTTTCTGCTGGACTAGGAAAGCCGGTAAACGGGGCTAGTCATTGGTGCTACAACAGGGCCGAATTTTATGGAAATCAGTTGGGGCCGCAAAGCGGGAATGCCAACTTGAGGTTAATTCTATTCCGGCCAAGCGGATTTTGTCAAATACTGTCCGATCCGGACAAAAAAAATCCCCTGCCAATGACAAGGGATTTTCAAGTGTGACGGGATTCATCGGGAGGAAGAACTTGGTCACAAATCAATTGTAGCAGATAAATCCGGTGGGGTTGCGCCTCATAACCGCCGAAGCCAAACGCTCATAAGACGACTGACTCCCCCCACCGAAACTGGTTAGCCTGCTGCTTTTTGCAATTTCTCCTGCAATTCAAGCAACTCGCCATACTCTTTCTGCATCTTCGGATCATTGTTATAGGCCTTACGATCCTTGCGAAGAACTTTCTCAATCTCCGCAATACGATCATCAACAGTACCGGCATCGGCATTAGACGGTAGGCCATGACTCATAATCGGATTCTGGCCCCTGGCAACACCGGCCAGCCACTCAATGATCTCCGCGTTGTTGGCAATGTCACCGCTCAAGAACAGATCTGCGGCTTCTTCGCCCAAGTTCGTTTCAACCATTGACCGGATGATATTCAGGTTGGCCCGAAACTCCTGCGGCCCCCACTTCTCAGTGAGTGCATCAGTTGTTGCGTTGATTTCACCCTGAACACGATCATATTCCTGCTGCTCAATAACATCCTTGTATCCGTCATACCATGACGCAATGTTGTGAGCGACTTCCGGTGGCACGTTGGCGTTGTGCAACTCACCAAACAAAGATCCCATAACTTCACGATCTTCGTCACCGATCACAATGCCTTCCGGCATAGAGTCGAAGTAACCATCAACCGTATCAGGAATGCCGTTTTGCTCACGGTACAGAGCTACCTCGGCATCCGTAGGATTGTCTGGCAAAGGATCTGAAGTCTGGCCGGACCGCAAACGATCCTGAGTTTCACGCAGGGCCGCAGCAACTTTGTCCGGACTGGTGTAACGCTCAAGACGTTTCAACAGGCCTTCATCTTCACCGGCCATGCGAGTGCGCCAGTCATCGCCCCACGGGTTTTCATTACCACCGGCAGGATCGCCGCCACCGGCAGGATCGCCACCGTTATCATTCAGTACGGTACCACCACCGGCAGGATCGCCGCCTGCGGGATCTGCACCACTAGGATCGCCACCACCAACACCGGCATCCGGATCTCCTTCAAGTTTCCTAAACCAGTTATTACCTGTAAACATTTCGATTCTCCTCGGCTTCTATCAATTTGTCGGCATCGCTCTTATCCAGATTGGCAAAATGCTCACGAACACTTTGCTGAGTAGTGTTGGTGGACACCTGCACATTCTGAAGAAGATAAATTAGGTTTTGGCCAACCAGCTCTTTGCCAATGGCCACATAAGTATCACGATCATCTGCACGGTAGTTGTTACCGTAGGTTTCGCACATGGTATAGATGATGTAATCAAGAGCATGTTTCTGCTGGTCCGCCGTAGCGGTACCACGGGCCAAAGCCCGAAGTGCTTCAACATCATGCTCACGGTGAAAAGGCCGGTCGATTACCCGCGTTGCGTGTGGGTACTGACTCGGATGAGCGTTCTCAGGTACCTTTAAATTAGGCATCGGCTAACTGCTGCACGGCCTGTGCGCCTTCTGCTGCTGCTACTGCGGCCTCGCTCTGGTTGACTACACCAGCCGCGGCCTGACGCTCGCTTTCCATTTCGATCTGTTGCATAGCGGCCTCCTCCACTGCGCGTTCTGAATTCATCCAACGAGCAGGCATTTGAATACCATGCAGAGCATCGCGTAGAGCGACCCTGGCATTGATAGTCGGCAAGCAAGTCGGATCGATCTGCAAAGCGGCACCAGTAAGTTCGATACCTTCCTGCAAATGAATGCCTTTCTTACGCTCAAGAGCATCGTGAAGCGGACTCTCAAACTTGAAGTGAACATCACGGTGACGGAGTTCTTCAGGAACATTTTTGAATGAGCCAAACACACCGGCCTGCATCAAATCCTGATAAGTGTCCTCACACAAACCACCGTTGTATTCGATCTCCATCGGTTCAAACAACGGAAGCGCACCACGAACATATTCTTCGATCCGCTCCATTGTTTCTGTAGCTGTCATTTCTTTATTTCCTTCAGGCAATGTCAGCTTGTTCAAATAAAAGGCGGATGCCAGCATTTCGCGCTGGTCCTGTGCCATTTCTATCCCGAAAGGCAGGCCGGATTTGTCTTGGGTGATCGGACGTAAAACGTCACCTAATCGCTCGTCATAATCCGCATCCGCAATGGTTACTCCACCAGAATAATAGTTAGTGCCTTCTTTGATCGCGTCCTGAACTGCAATCAAGGGAGGCCGGACCGCCATTTCCCCTGCTTCAAGCAGAGTCAGCGTAATAGCTTGGAGGAGCCGCGCATCTGGCAGTCCAGCCACAGTAGCAGGGCTGTACGCATACTGACTGCCGGACACAGTTTGCCAGCGCGGTATGTTGTAGCCCATATTGTGTCGGCCGTATTCAGCCATGATGTGATCGTTGTCACAATCAACCACCAGACATACCCACGGATGAGTTTTACTGAACTTACTGTCGTAACGCTCAGAATCCATGACGATATGGCGGCATGGAATTTCTTGACCCTTATCTCGCTCGGCCCGTGCAACCGAACCATGTACATTGCCGCGATAGTCCGACAAAAGTTCGCGGATCTCTGGTTTCCAGCGGCGATGAACTTCACCAATGGTAGTGCTTTTATTTTCCGCCCAGGCAACATCACGCAAATGCCATGACCGGTACATCAGATGAGGTTGTTTTGCGGCCCAATTGATTTCACGACTGATAACGGCCTGACCGAAAGCAGCAAAATCGTTGTCGGCCTCTTTGGTCGCACGATTAAACTGAGATCGCCGGTCGTACATCATGTTTCGCTGAATCTTGGTGGCTCGCTCCAACCAAATGCGAGATTCAGTCGATAGAGAGTCCTCATCCACTACACTCGTATGAAACCATTGAAGATTGGTCGGCCGAAGCATTGCGCTGAACTGGTCAGCCAGCTCACGCCGGATCATCATTGGGTAACTGGTTTGAAGATGCTCGGCAAAGGTATTACCGATAGTTCGTGTAGCAGTAAAGTCGGCACGTTCAACATAGAACTGTTCCGCTATGTCCTGCCATAACTGCATTAATGTACCGCGGTTTCCAAACAACTTCTCACCGCGGCTAATCAGATCACTACCTTTGCTCATAGCCCTAACCTCCTAACGCATCTTGCGATCCGTCAGTAAGTACAGTGCTGGACCGGCCTTTGCCTTTTGATCTGCGCCGTGCGGTTTCTTTGCGGGCGATCTTTTCCTGTTCTTCTTTGTCCGGCATGTAAATAGGATTTGGTTCCGGAGCATGTTGCTTCTTACCGCCCATCTTGCCAAAGGTGGAGTAGTACATACCTTTGTTAATAACTTTTTTTACTACATCAAATGCCTTACTCATAATCCAGACCCCCTATTGCCGAGAGATCCTGCGGAAGATTTTTTAACGGCCTTCTTTATTGCAGAACCTTTTTGCGATGCTTTCTTTGCTTTTTCGGATTTGTCTTTACGATAACCCTCCGCAGCATTTTGAGCTTGCTGCCACGGATGAGGATCTTTCTTCTTCGGGTTGTGGCCTACCATTCCGAAAGTAGACATGTGAGCGACACTCTTGATGCCGCGCTTAAGCGTTTTGAAGATACTTGACATGTCAGCCACCTAAAACGGTTTGGTTTCCGCCTAAGTCTGTTGATGATCGACCGCCCGTGCTTTTTTCCCGTTTCTTTTTATTGCGGGCTTTCATCGCAGCAGTATCACCTTTCTTGTCCTTCATGGCATTAGCCACTTTTGTTAACGGACCACCACCATCTTTGGGCTTTTTGAACAAACTGGTTGCTGATCGTACTGCACGTTTTACGACTTTAACGGCCTTTGACATGATTATTTCTCCTCGGACCTAAGTTTACTTGCATTCCACTTTTCCGTCCGTATCCAGATGAATACTGATCGGGTCTACCGGCTTCTTCAACGGCATTTGTTGGAATGTGGCCTTCGCACCATGCCATCACAACAGCATCACCTTTATCGGGCGATCTTCCTAAGTTCTTAACAAGAACGTCCTTTGGCGTAATCTTAATACCATTAGACGTAATCTCAAAACGCGGGGCCGTGAGATCGGCCCACAATTCAGCGTCAGAAGGCAGTGCAATCGGAGAGCCACCGGCCTGTCCAGGGTCTAAAGCCTCACGGAATCTCCAGTAGGCCTCGGACCTTTTGTTGGTGAACTTGAGCTGCCGATCCGCGGTTTTCCTTACGGATTTGTTCGCTCCGCGGTACGCACGAACATCTACACCGTTCTGTTTCAGGTGGTCATACGGCGATCCGCCGTAGCCACCACCCATGTCGATCACGACCGTAGCACCGTGCCTGCGATGACCAACAACAAAACCTGCTGCGGTCGGGCCATCAGGCGTATCTTTACCATCGATTGCGATCAATGGCGCATACCAACCGCCGTATCTTGGAGCAATTACAGTCTGATCTTCACCACCACGGGCTATATCCACACCCATTGCAGACATGACTTGGCCGGTCGGTGGCTTCTCAGTCCAGCGAGCTTGTGCTTCACGGATCCACAGTGACGGAATGACCTGCGCTTCGTCATCACGAAGGCCCAAATCAAAACGGCCATCACGATACGCTTTACGCAAATGCTCCGGCAGTCCAGCCAGAACGGATGCGTAATTGGTTGTTGCCAGATCCGGATTATCTTCCAGTGTTGAGCGAATGAAGGTACGCGACTTGGATTTTTCCAACCGGCCTTCGATCTCATGTTCACCTGGGCCACCCACTTCGTACTCTTGGCCGGAGTCACCCTGACAATACCAACGGAGTTCACCTTGCTTGGCAGGATTCGGATGGTCCGGATCCAACCATGCGGCCCATCGTTTAATTACCCAAAGGCCTTCGGCAGTTGTCGGCGGATTGCCGGTGCAAACAACACGGCATCGCTGGTCCGGATCGGCGGATCTGTTCCAAGCGATAATGAATTCAAACTGTGATTGCAGGAAGTCGGTTACTTCATCAAAGCAGATCATGTCGTGGGGCCGACCTTTGTATCTCTGCTTATCCTGTTCTTCTTTACACCCGCCGAAGTCGAGAACCTTATCGTCTTTCCAACGGTATATTTTCTTCTGGCCGTTCCAACCCTCACGGGTACCGGTTATATCCATCACTCGTTCAGCAATCGAATCCGCGTCATCGGAGAAGCGGCGAAGGATCAGTGATTTCTTGTGTTCTTCAATGGCAAGTCCGGCAACCAGATCCGTCTTACCACCACCAGCTTGCCCGCCATAGAAAAGTTCATCGGCCTCACAAAAATAGGCATCCGACTGAGGACCGATGTTCGGTGTCCAAAGCCGGTTGCCTACTGCTGATGTTGCGGTGGCCACAAGTTGTGCCAGTTGATCTTCTGGCATTCCCTGTAAGCGGAGTATTAGTTCTTCGGTTGCGTTGGTTGCCGACATTTACCAACCTCAAATCCATCTGAGTTGAATTTTATGTAGGTCAATCTTACACCATCACCGAAAACTTCGCGGAACATGTCAAGATCCCCCCGCAATTGAGGATCCGCATCGATCCGTTTTTTGGCCTCTGCTTTAGGATCAAGCATCAACAACCAG